TGTAGATACAGATTTAATTATTACAAACCCGCCTTGGTCAAGAGAGGTACTACACAATACGATTATGCACTTATCTGCCATTAGACCTAGTTGGTTATTGTTCTATGCAGATTGGATGCACACGATACAAGCCATAGAATACTTACCTTATTGTCAAAAAATACAAAGTGTCGGTAGAGTAAAGTGGTTTCCAGAAACACCCCATACGGGTAAGGACAATGTGTGTTGGTATTTGTTTGATCAAAGAAAAAAATCTGATACAGTAGAGTTTTACCATAGAGGATGGTTGTTAACGACATGACACAAAAAAAATTACAAAAAGGTTCTACATGGGAGCTGTTAGATAAAAACGGTGATGGGATTGTAGACGATAAAGAACTTGAGCGCAGAGAGCGTATGATTTTGCTTGAAAACCGTGACAAAAAAGAGGATCAGCAACGTCATTTGGTTTGGTTTTCTGCAATAACCGTAACGGTATTTATTATTGTATTAATGACACCTGTCGTTCCTATAGATAGAATTGATCACTTGAGTGGTATCGGCGAAATTTGGATATTATCCAACATGGGAATAATCGGCAGTTTTATTGGATTTAATCAACTAGCCAAGCGTGGAAACAAAGGGGAGGATAATGGGGCTATTAGATAATCTTATACAACCAGTATCTAAGATACTAGATAAAGCAATACCTGATCAAGATCTCAAACGAAAGTTATCCCATGAGATTGCAACCATGTCAGAAAAACACGCTCAAGAGTTGGCCCTCGCTCAAATCAAGGTTAATGCTGCAGAAGCAGCGAGTGGAAGCCTGTTTAAAGGTGGGTGGCGTCCTTGCATTGGTTGGATCTGTGGGATTGCTTTTGGCTATCACTTTGTTCTTCAGCCAGTTATTATTTTTGTAGTGGCATTAGTTGGTATAGAAATACCAGAGTTGCCAGAGTTTGATATGGGTACACTTCTTACTGTCCTCGGAGGTATGCTCGGAATTGGAGGACTTAGAACTTATGAAAAGCAGAAAGGGTTGACAAAATGAGTTTTAAATTAAGTCAAAGATCTCTAGATAAGTTAGAGGGTGTACATCCAGATATGGTAAAGTGTGTTACTTCTGCCATAGAGTGGTCTAAGGTAGACTTCGGTGTGATTTGCGGGATGAGAACGGAAGCAGAACAGAAAGAGCTTGTTGCCAAGGGCGCGAGCCAGACTATGAAATCAAAACACCTTGAAGGTTTGGCTGTCGACCTCATGGCCTATGTTGGTTCGAGGGCATCATGGGAGTTGAATCTTTATGATGATATTGCTGATGCAATGGCTAAAGCTGCTAAAACACACAATGTTCCAATCAAATGGGGTGCAGCGTGGAGCATAGGAAACATAGCTCAATGGAATAGTAGCATGGAAGGTGCTATGAATAGTTATATTGATCTAAGACGTAGCGAAGGTAGAAGGCCCTTCATTGATGGACCCCACTTCGAGCTTATACGGTAACGTGTTATGCCACTTAAAAAACTAGATTTCAAACCTGGGGTAAACCGAGAACGCACCAGATATAGCAATGAAGGTGGCTGGTATGAGTGCAACAATGTGCGTTTTAGACAAGGACTACCTGAAAAGATTGGTGGTTGGACACGTACTAATACAGCAAAATTTGATGGGGTTGCACGTTCTTTGTTTAACTGGATTACTCTAGGAGGACAAAATCTACTCGGTGTCGGTACAAATTTAAAATTTTTAATAGAAAATGGTGGTAATTATAATAACATAACCCCTATAAGAAGCACCACTTCTGCAGGAGAGGTAACTTTTTCTGCATTGCAAACTACTTTAGCTGCAGATGTAACCTCAACTACTACTGGCACTGTAGGGCCTTTAGCTAGCATATCAGGCATACCTGATTCAGGTTTAGTAAAGATAAATAATGAAGTTATATCTTATACAGGATTAAAAGACGGTTCACTAACAGGTTGCACTAGAGGTGCGTCTTCAATAGTAGAAGATGTGGCTACAAGTACAACAGCAACCACGCACAGCTCAGGAGATACCGTATCATTTTTTACTCTTTTAGTTACTGATACAGATCATGGAGCGACTGATAATGATTTTGTAACTTTTAGTGGTGCGGTCACACTAGGAGGGGCTATTACTGCAGATGTGTTAAATCAAGAATATCAAGTACAATCTGTAAAAACTTCAAGCACTTATACTATAATAGCTAAGAGTTTAAGTAATACTACGAATAAATTTAGTGATATTGTATCTACATCTTCCGATTCAGGTAACGGTGGTGGTTCTGTTGTAGGAACTTACCAAATAAATTCAGGATCTACATCTGCTACACCTCTAGAAGGCTGGGGGGCAAGTGGTTTTGGAGCTGGAGCTTGGAATCAAGGAGAGGCTAGTTTTGACGAACTTAGAGTGTGGTCTCAATCTAATTTTGGAGAGGATTTAATATTTGGAAACAGAAATGGCCCTCTATATTATTTTGACACCTCTGAAGGTATTACAACAACACGGGGGGTTTTATTAAGTTCTAGAGCAGGTGCTTCACAAGTTCCTAGTGTTCAAAACGTTATGCTTGTATCTGATATTAACAGGTTTGTGTTTTGTTTTGGAACTAACCCTATAGGCTCTTCTACAAAAGATCCCATGTTAATTCGTTGGTCAGATCAAGAAAGTGCTGTCGAGTGGAATCCGTCAGCTACAAATCAAGCAGGTAGTCTTAGACTATCTAGAGGTACAGAAATAGTTTCTGCGATGCAAGCTAGACAAGAGGTTCTTGTTTGGACTGATTCTTCCTTATATTCTTTGCAATACGTTGGTATAAATTCAGGAGTATGGGGCGCACAAATTGTAGGAGAAACAATATCTATTGCATCTAAAAATACCGTGGCTATGGGAAATGGTATAGCCTACTGGATGGGTAAGGATAAATTTTATATGTACGATGGTAGAGTTAAAACGCTACCTTGTGATATACGAAGGTATATATTTAACGATTTTAATGTAGATCAGCTTACCCAAGTCTTTGGTGGTACTAATGAAGCTTTTAACGAAATATGGTGGTTTTATTGTTCTGCCAGTTCTTCCGATATAGATAGATATGTAATATATAATTACTCAGAAAATATATGGTATTATGGTAACATGGCTAGGTCTGCATGGTTAGATTCTGGTCTTAGAGATTTTCCATTAGCAGCTACTTACAATAATGTTCTTGTAGATCATGAAAGAGGTATTGATGATAACGAGACAGGCACGGCAGCTGCCATATCATCTTTCATTAGTTCTGCCGATTTTGATTTAGATGATGGTGATAAATTTGTGTTTGTTAGACGTATGGTTCCAGACGTGTCTTTTGAAGGTTCGACAGATAGTTCTCCTGCTGTAACTTTAACTTTAAGTCCTTCTAGTTTTCCAGGTTCTGGGTTAAACTCACCATTATCTGAAAGTGGTGAAAGTGCAGGAACTGTTACAAGAACTGCTACATCACCAGTGGAGGTGTATACAACTCAAATACATACTAGGTTAAGAGGTAGGCAGATGGCTTTAAAAATAGAATCAAGTGCAACAGGCGTACAATGGCAACTAGGTATTCCAAGAGTTGATATGCGCCCAGATGGGAGAAGATAATGGCAGATTATGAAGTAGGTTTCAAAGCTCCAGCTTTACCTTACCCACCAGAGGAGTATAACTCTGAGAAGTTTAATGAAATTAACAATGTAATACGTTTATATTTTAATCAAGTTGATAACACGTTAAGAGACACATCTTTAGCGGATAGGTCCGACTCATTTAGTTGGTTTATGGGGTAATGGCGAATACATACACAAACGCAAAAGTAGATTTAACTAGCACAAGTGTTACTACCCTGTATACTTGCGCTTCAGCTACCACAGCTATAGTTAAGTCTATTATTGTGTCTGAGGATTCAGGCAATGCTGATACTATAACAGTTACTTTAACAAATGGATCTGATGTATTTAGCTTATTTAAAACAAAATCTATTTCTGCTAATGGAACTACAGAATTATTATCCGCACCTCTTGTGCTTCAAGCTACAGAAATATTAAAAGTGACAGCTGCTACAGCCGATAGACTACATGTTGTGGCTAGTATTTTGGAGATAACTTAGTGGAACTAGTTGATAGCAAAAATAATAAACTAGATATGCGAGAGCTAATTATTAGAGCTTTACAGCTAGAAAAAAGAGCTACTGCAGACCCTAGTTCTTTACAAGATATGGCTACTGAAGTGATAGCAGAGTTATCTTTGAAAACAACGGAAGCTATACAGATAGGAAACACTTTTTTTATAGCTCAACGTGGATTAAAGTTTCCTAACAAGTTACGAGGAAGATTTTTAAATGTAGATACTGGCAAGAATTTTGTAAAAAACTTTTATAATTATATTGCACATATGCAAAGAGACGGTATAACGCATTATACTTCTGAACTAAAAGATAAACGACTTGTACCTGCTTTACAATTAGTACACGCTAAACTACGAAATGTTGATACAACTGTTAGTATAGCTATGTTAGAAAATAGCACTAGTCATGAATTATTTGTCAAACTTGGTAAGCAGTCAATAAGGATGTTAGAGTAATATGGCTGAAGATTTAGATACCTTATCGCAGATATATAATGATTTAAGCGAAGCCTTTCCTCCAGGCCATCCTGAGCTTATAAAACTTCAAAATAAAATCTTGGCTACGGGGGCATCGTCAACACAAATAACAGAATCTTTAGAAAAAACTAAACCTAAAATAGTTTCTACAAGTGGGGAAGTATATAACGAAGCTACAGGGACTTATGAAAAACCTGTCGTTAGTTCAGGAGGTGGTGGGTTTAGCATTGCAGGAATTAAAATAGGTGGTGTTATAGGCGATTTTCTTGGAGAAGCAGCTGAGTTCGTAGATGAAACTTTTGTTCAGGTACGTGATTTTGTTGTAGATAATAAGTTTGAGGTCGCTGCACTAGTTGTAACAGCAGGTGGATCATCTGTCCTTACTGCAGGGCAAAAAGCTGTTACAGCCACGGTATTAAATGCAGCAGGAAAAATAGATAAAGGTGCAAGTGTTGGAGAGGCAATCGGAAAAACTGCGCTTACGGCTGTAGGAGGAGATGTTATTTCTACGGTAACAGATGTAGTTACACCAGTAGTATCTAATACCATTAATGTATCAGAAGATATGATTAATTTAGCAACCAACACAGCTATAAGTGTAGGATTCTCTGGAGGAGATTTTAAAACTTTTATTATTGCTACGGCAGGTTCAAAGCTTTACGATGACGCATCAACACAAATCTCAAATACACTTAAAAACACAATAGACTTACCTGATATTAAAATTGATAAAGTTAAAAATGTTGTTGGTAACAGCTTAAATACAGCCCTACAAGGAGGTAGTGTTGCAGCCTCAACTGTAGCTGGGTTAACCGACTTTATAACTGAGTATACTGATAAGATAGGAGGAGCTGTTGGACTTAACGATGATGCGCTTGAGATTATGGCAGCAGGAACTAACACTTATTTAGCAGGAGGTGATGCGTTAGCTGCCATGACTGCAGTAGCAGACACAAAGAATGTGCCTGTAGTGATAGATGCACTAAAAAATATGGTGTTCCCACAGCCAGCACAAGTAACACAAACAACACAAACAACCACTCCTACGACCACTACAGAACAACAACCTTTAATAGATACTGCAGAAATAACTCAAACAACACTTGGACCCGTAGGTGTTGATACAGTGTACGAAGACGTGATAGGAGGTGTAAAAAGCATACCAATAGGGCCAGAAGCCTTTGCAGAGTACCCTATAATAGGCCCGACTCAACCAACGGTTGGAGCATCTGTGTCTGTAGAAGAAGCAAAAGCTGCTAATTATGAAAATTATACTGCTAGCGATTATATAAAAGATACTGCAAAAAATATAGTTGGTAATTTATATGATATTATAAGTAATAGAACAGCAGGATTCGCTGAACAGATTGACAGCCTTGTTAAATTACAAGCAGAAGTTGGCTTTAGTCCTTTACTAGGCACGTCATCAATAGCATTTATAGAAAAGTCTAAACAAGACTATGAAAAATATGTAGGAGATAACCCTAAATATGATTTAGCAAAACAATTCGTAGCTCCTTTTGTCAAACTTACGTCTGACCAAGCAGATGCTCTTAAAGGAACTATGACTAGTGCAGGAAAAAAATACCTTGAAGAAAATCAACCCACTGGAGATATTGTATTTGCTAAATCAGGAATAAAAAATCCAATTACTGGAAAGAGCATATATCTTCCTGTAGGCGTAGAAAATGCTTCTTTAGGCACAAATCCTACTTGGGCAGGTACAGGACTATTAATTTCTGGAGGTCTTGCCGATGTTATAGATGCCACGTTACCTTTTTTATTCATGGGGCCAGGTAATGCAGTTGGTACTTCGATTCTTTTAAATACTGCAGAGGCGGTTGGGTCTGGAGCAGAAGGCATAGAAAAAGAAATATTTAATAGAGTAACAAATAATATAGATGGGTATAGAGATGGTGAAGAATTTCAAGGATATTTAGATAAAGCTGACGGAGATTTAGATAAAGCAATTTATTTGGCAACATCAGATGCAAAAGGGTTATTTTTACATACATCAGGGTTAGTTCAAGGTGTTGGAGATGCCTTTATGGGACATGTAATTGTAAATCCTGTATCTAAAGTACTAAAATCTACAGTTGCTAATATAACATCAACAATGGGATTAACTGGAGCATCAGAGTTTATAACCGAATCTGCTGGTAATACTTTAGAAAATTTAGGGTTACAAGATGTAGGAGTAGAGATAGCAGCAGGAGAAGGTAGTTTTGGCGCAGGAGTGAGTGCAATATTAGAGTCTAGCTCTGCTAGCGGTGTTGGTGCAGTAACTAACACGATTGATAACCTTGTAAAAGCTGATAAATTTACTACTGAAATAAAAGAGCAAGTTAAAAAAGAGGTAGAAAGTTTATCTTTTGTAGACAATATTCCTATTACACCGTCAGATAAAGATATTTTAATTAAAACTATTATAGGAGAAGCTGCTGGAGAAGGAGCAGACGGTCAAGCTGCTGTAGCTCATGTTATATTAAATAGGGTAAAAGATGGCTCTTATGGTAATAGTGTTACAGACGTTGCAAAAGCACCCTATCAGTTTTCTGCTTGGAATGATGTTGAAGAAGGAGGTAATAGTTTAATCAATACAAGTAAAACTAGTGCTATATATAAACAAGTAGAACAAGTTGTAGATAATATATTAAACGGAAGTGTACCTGATCCTACTGGCAATGCCACGCATTATTGGAATCCTAAAGGTGTTAAAGATGGCAAGCCTTACTGGGGGGATGAGGAGTTATCAAAACATGTAAATGGTGGGGTAACTATTGGCAATCATATTTTTGCAGGTGCTGTAAACCCAAACGCAGATTTTACTGTGTCTTTAACACCTAACCAAGTACAAGAGGTCATAACCAAACAAGTAGAAAATTCAACTACAAAGTCACTATCAAGTGATTTCTTGCAGTATGTGATTAACAATAGTAGTTTTGATACACAAGAAGTTAATAATCAAGTTGCTAATGCTTTTGTGAAAAAAGAAGTCACTGACACAGGAGAACTTTCAGGAGATACTGCATTAGCACTAACTTTAAATCCTGATGGCACTGAAAAAGCAGGTGTAAGTTTAGACAGTGTATATGCTACTGCAGATAGTGTGGCTGAAGATTTAGGAAAAGATTTAAAAGGATATACACAAACTCCAAAAGAATACCACGAAAACTTAGTTGTAAGTCAATATGAAAGCGGAAGTTTAAGTGTTAATGATTTTCATAGAATGAGAAATACTATGGGCAATCCTTACATGAAGGATGCTATTGATAAGTATATGCCTATTTTCTTGCAGGATAAGCTAACTGGTCCTGAATATACAGCGTATGAACAAGGTATATTTGATCCCTTTTTAGATAAAACCTCTTCTATATACGATCCCACTAAACTACCTAAATCTTTACTGCAAGCAAACGACCCCGAAGCATACGCTAATCTTTATGAAAAACCCGATACTACTACTCCTGATATAATTACAGAAACTCTTGAAGATGGTACAGTAGTTACAAAACAAATGACTTATGGCCCTGATAATAATCCTACTGGATATGAAATTATTTCTAGCAAAGGCCCAGAAACTGTTGTAGCTGAGGGTCCTGGCCCTGTAACATCACCAGAAGTAACAATTCCTCAAGGTCCAACTCAACCTGATATAACCACTCCCACTGAAGATGTTGTTAATGTAGTGGAAGAAGAAGTTCTCCCTGTTACTTTTACAGAAACCACAACAACCCCTGCGACTACAGTTTTGCCAGTAGAAACTATAGTCCCAGATCAAACTTTACCAGTGTCACAAGCGGAGACAGGGTATGACCCCTATGCCTTTTTAAAAAGTTTAGAGCAACAAAAACAGGAAGGCACTATATCTGATGCAGATAACGCGTTGTTAGAAAGCATTTATGGTACTTTTGAGGCTCAAGCGACTGGGCCGATTGGCGTAGATACAACCACTGATACAACCACAGATACTACTCCTGATACAACTACTGATACAACTACTGATACAACCACAGATACCACTCCTGATACAACCACTGATACAACTACTGATACTACCCCTGATACTGAAACCGAAACAGAAACCGAGGCTGAAACCGAAACAGAGGTGGAAACAGAGGTAGATACATTAAAAGATACTACAGAAGAAGAAAAAGAGGAGGAAGAGGAGGAAGAGGAAGAGCAACTACAAGCACTCAGAAGAATAATAGAGATAGCCCCAGGTCCTCTTGCTGAGGTAGACCCAGCTTACGATTTTGAAACTATATTTGCTAATCCAGAGCAAGCAGAGTTTTTTGCTAGGGCAAGACAAGAAGGTTTAGGAGAGTACTTAGATCAACCTTTAACTTTAGAATCTTTGACAGAAGAATACACAGCTCCTGTAACTGAAGATGCACTTCTTCCAACTCAAGCAATAAATCCATATAGTGAATACGATTTTTCTGGTCAAAAAACACCAGATAGTGCTATACTGCAAAAATTATTAGATATTATTAAGGGAACTGCGTAGATGTCAGAAACAGATTCAAGTCTTGCAGGTATAGTTCCAGATCCACTTGAAGACGTAAAAAACTTTTTAAGTGGTCCTGAAGGATTAGCTTTTGCAGCAGGGTTAGGTGCTTTAATAGGTGGGGACATGTCAGAAACCCCAGTTACAGGTTATCAGGGGTCTATACCACAGTTTACAGCTGTTCGTGCCGCAGTGCCAAATACATTTGATTCTACTAGAAGGCCAGGAAGTGGCGGTAGAAGATATTTTAGTGATATTCAATTTGTCCCTCAAACAG